ACCGTGAAGGATGCTTCCGGCGCTGGTGGATTCATCCTCGACAGGGACAACACCATCAACGGCTACAAGGCTGATTACAGCAATCAGTTCGCCGCCAAGACTCCTGTGTTCGGTAACTTCGCTGACCTCTTCCTCGGCAACTGGGGCGGTATTGACGTCGTAGTCAATCCTTACAGCCTCGACGACACCGGAGAGATCAAGCTCAGCCTGTTCTACTACGCTGACGCGAAGGTGGCTCTCGCCAAGTCCTTCTCCAAGCTGGTCATCCCTAATTAACTCTGACCGTCATGAGGGAAACGATCATACCTGATGCAACCGTGATGGCGGGCTACCTGTCCGCCTTCAAGAATCACCTCCGTCTGACCGGTGGCGACATGGATTCTGACCTCACTCAGATCCTTGACGCCGCCTTCAAGTCTGCCGAGCATGTGATAGGTCGGGTCATACCCGTTTCCCAGGTGACAGTTGAGGGGAAATACACTTCTGTTGATTCCATTGTGCTCAGATTGCGGGGTCCGGTGATTGCGCTGGACTCCGTTATCGTGGGCGCGGATGATGTCACGGACAGCTGCACCCTGGACGGGAACTGCGTCACTGTCCCCGGGTCCTTCGAGAACCAGGAGGTCACGGTCACTTACACTGCCGGCTGGGAGTCCATCCCTGCCGATGTTCTCAATGCGGTGTTCCTGATCGGATCCTCCCTCTTCTCCCAGCCCCTTGACAGTGTGGAGACCCTGCCCAAGGCCAGCAGCATCTTGCTTCGACCTTATAGAACTTGGGGGGAGGAATAGTATGCCGGCACCGTTGATTGGCGAAATGGACACGCTTGTGACTTTGCAGAGCTGTGAGATGACTCGCGGCTCCCAGGGGCAGAAGCAGTTTTCGTTCACCGATTACCGTGATGTGTGGGCCCGCGTGGAGAGGAATGTAGATGAGCAGGTGGGTGACGGGAACCTCGAAGCCGGTCATACCGCGACTCTTCTTATCTACAAGGTTCCGGCGTTGGATACCAGGTGGAGGGTAGTGCTTGAGGGGAAGCCCTGGGGCATCACTGCCATCGATCCGATATCTCGCCTGTCCCCTGTCTGCAACCTGACAATCCAGTCTATCGATGGCTGACAATATCACTATCGAGGGGCTTGATGACTGCCTGCGGTTTTGCGAGAAGGCTCCGGAGGAAATGATGAAGATATGCAGGGAGGCGCTGAAGGCTGGCAGCCGTGCTGCCACGAAGCATATCAAAGGCAAGACTCCTCTCCGTTTCCGTAAGCTTACGACGTATAAGGTTGTAAAGAGTTCAGGGAAACTGTATGGCCTGCTGGGGTATTTCAATAAGCATCAGCAGAATGGGCGACAGCCGAAGAAACAGCCTATTGATGACTGGTTCAAGGCTTATTGGAAGAACTACGGCACGTTGACCAAGCGGGATCCCGGTCATGAGTTCAAGACCAAGATCCGGGGAAGGAACCAGGCGGTGTCCAAGCGCAGGCGAAACAATGTGGGTCAGTCTCCGGAGAGGTTTTTTGAGAATGCCATAAACGGCTATCAATCCAAGTTCGTTGAATCGTTCAATGAGTATATAGCAAAGCACGTGGAGGACTGCTATGGTAAATGATGTGATAATATTCCAGGCGTTTGCGTCGGCATGTGAAGGGATCATCCCCACATACCTTGCCGAGGCTGAGACTAAAGAGTATCCATACCTTACCTACGACGCCGCTGTCACTCCTATCGTCACGAAAGACGGGGTGTACGGTTATGATGCGGTCCTCACGGCGGATATCTACTCGAAGGATTTCAACGAGGCGGAGACAAAGGCTGGTGACGTGGCGGATGCCGTTGCTGAGGAGATGAACCTTTCAGGAATGTCGGCCAAACCGGCATCGCTGAGGAAGGATTGCGTTGACGGAGTGTGGGACATCACTCTTGAATGGAATGTCCGACAGAACATTGATTAACTTCAAAATCACAGATAACATGGTACTTGGTTACAATATCGCTTTCAAGGCAAACGGGAAGACATTCTGCGGCAGGACCCAGGATGACCTTACCATCGCAGCTAATGTCAAGGAGAGCTTGACGAAGGACGATCAGGGCGAGACCCAGGTCGTAGTCTCCGGACATGACGTCACCTTCTCCTGCTCCGGCATCATCGTCGTGGGAGACTCTACGACCACGAAGCTGGACAGGGATGCCATCATCGCTCTTGCACTCTTGAAGGATGCGGCAGCCGTCGTTCCTATCGTGTACTCCGTCGCAGGCGGAGCTACCTATGGTGGCAATGCCATCATCACGAACTACACGGAATCCTCCAATTCCGAAGACAACGCCACCTACACGATCGATTTCCGTGTCACCGGTGGTCTGACCCTTCAGTCATAGTCTATGGAGAAGGATTTCATTGTTATCGATGGACGTGAGGTCCGGGTGGAGTCCAACTGGAACTCCATGGTGGCTTTCCTTCGGGAGAAAGGAAGCGACAGCCTGGGTGCGTTGACTACGCTTCAGGACCTCAAGCCGTCGGACATCGCCGACCTCATGGCGGCATGTGTCAACGAGGGTGAACGTCTTGAAGGACGTGACACCCACTATACCGGGCTTGACCTGGGCGCTATCTGCGGCATCGAGGAGATGACTCAGTTCATCCAGATCTATGCGAAGCAGACCGCTGTCAAGGCTACTCCCGGAAAAGCAAAAAAAAAGAAGGAGCAGTAGAGATTGAGGCTCCCACGATTGGTGATGTCAGAGGCTGGGCTTATGCCTTGCTGCACCTCTCCCCGGATGAGTTCTACGGGATGCGTGTCGGGGAGTTTTGGGAGGCACTGAAGGCGTACAGGGAAGAGAAAGACGCAGACCGCCGTCACATGGGGGAACTCATCAGGGGCGCGGCTCTGCGTCTTTTCAATTTGCAACTGAAGAAAGGCTCTCAGATCCTTGATCCCGCTAAGTTCTGGCCTATGCCATGGGACGAAGAGAGGGTCGGTGAGGATGAGAGGATAGTACAGGAACTTGATAAACTCTCCGACGAGCAGCGGACTGAAAAAGCCCTGGAACTGCTGACGAAGGTCGGATTTAGATAGATGAAGAAATGGCAAGCAATCCTAATCTGAAGGTTGTCGTAGGGGCTGATACCAGTCCCTTCCAGAAAGGCATGAATCAGGCCAAGCAGGGTCTGAAGGACTTCCAGAAGGTATCGGACAGTACAATAAATTCCATTGGGAACGCTCTTGGTGTCAATATATCTGGCATCCAGCAGTATATGTCTGCTCTGGGGGGAGCTGCGACGAAGTTCAAGAATCTGGGATCCACCGGAACGGGGGTTTTGTCAAAATTGTCCACGGCTACCAAGGTGCTTGCTGGGGGGCTCGCGGGTCTTGGAATCGGAGCCGCCGTGTTGGCTTTCAAGCAGCTCACTGCCGAAGCGAACAATTTCAAATCGCTGGCAATCGGACAGAATCTGAAGGTTGAGGCTGACGCTTTCCGTGCGACGGTCAAGCAGGCCATGATGGACGTGCACACAGAGACGGGGCGTGCCATGGCGGAGTGGATGGTCAGAGCTGGCAATACATGGACAACAATAGCTGCGACAATTCGGGGGACGTTTGCCAATATATTGTCTGGTAGTGACAAGTTCGCCGCTTTTGCCACTGCTCGTGAGGATGTCCGGGGAGCAAGAAGGCGGGGTGAAATTGCAGCGGGTTTGGCCGGTGAGATCCAGGACATAAAGAATGAGATGTCCGACCTTCAGAGGGTTTGGTCTAAGACTGAGGGACAGATTGCTGCTGACATGGTAATTATGTCTGACTCTTCGGAGACAATTACCGCCCGGCGTCAGGCCTATGCTGAAGTCCAGGACCTCATCAAGCAGAGGTATGGTCAGGAGGCTGAGTACCTGAAAGAAATCGCTATCCGGCTTGACAAGATAAATGATCAGGCGGGCTCCACGCAAGCGGATCTGGACAAGGCTAACGCCGCGTGGGCTCAGGCGAACCGAGCGGCAGCTGCTGTTGATCAGCAGTTGAGGTCGGTGATGAGGATCGGGCGTTCTATTGAAAATCAGGCAGCGGCAGAGGCGAAGGAACGGCAGAAGGCAGCCGAGGCAGCCGAGAAGGAAAGGATAGAAAGGGAGAAGATTGCGAAATTTCATCAGGACGCTGAATCGGAGCGAGCCCGGATGCAGCAGACGTCCCTTGCTGTCTCGTCCGATCTGAGGGATTATCGTCTCAACGTTCCCCAGGGGCAGCTCGCTATGAGAGTACAGGTGAAGCCTGAACTTGATCCTGAATGGCAGTCGACGTTGGAGGCTTTCGCATCAGCGACGCAGGATGCCTTTGAAGGAATAGCGAGCACGATCGGAGAGACCATAGGAGGCCTGTTCTCCGGAGAGGCAGGTTGGGATTCCCTCTTCTCGGGATTCCTGAAAACCTTCGGCGGGTTCATAACGAAGTTCGGTTCCGCCTTGATGGCTTTCGGTCTTGCGAAGACCGCCTTGATCCAGTCGATAAATTCGATGAACCCGGCTTCCGCTGGTATCGCTATCGCCGCCGGTGCTGCATTGGTGGCCATCGGCGCCGCCTTGTCGTCCATTTCTGCGAGCATGGGCGGCGGGAAGGCAGGCGGATACTCGTCATCGAGCGTCGCTTCCAGCGGCTACACCTCCACGGGTGCCGAGTCCGTGTATTCCAGGAACATGCAGGTCGAGGTGGTGGGAACGCTCCGGGCAAACGGCTCCGTCCTGGAAGCGGTTTTGTCGGGTGAAAACAACAGGAAAAAGAACGTTACATAATGGCTGAATACGGTGTCAAATACAGGTTCCGCTGGAACGATGAAGGCGGTGGTGACTGGCGGATAGACATCTGCCA